GAACAGATGGAAGCAGAAATACCAATGATACTTAAAAACGATATGGTTATACAATTTCATGAAGATCGTATTATAGATTTAGAAGAGAGAAAGAATGGAAACCATTAAAGTTGTTTTTGCAATACTCATGATACAAAATGGTTCTACCATAGAAATGGTGCCGACCGAGGGACTTAGCGATTGTCTCAAACAGAAGCGCATTATTTCTCGTAACATTGGAGAAGACCAAGAAGGTATATACATGAGCTGCAAAGAAATAGAGGCTGTTGTGTACGAAGACATGGGCAGACTAAAAATCAAAAAAATCGTAGAATAATACACTTGCTAACAAAAGCTAAATTTAGTATACATTAGCAATGGGATTACCCAAAAAATTATCAGAGCAACAAAAAAAGTTTGCAGAATTATTGGTATACAATGAGGGACGTAAAACACCTACAGAATGTGCTAAAGAAGCTGGCTATGCTGAAGGATCTTGTCATGTCACGGCTTCAAGATTACGTGACCCAAACTTTAGTCCGCTTGTCGTCAAATACATTGGCGAACTTAGATCAGAGATACAAAAGAAGTACGAGGTTAGCTTTGAACGTCACATCACAGAACTCGGTCGTATACGCCAAGAAGCTCTTGCAAAGGGAGCTTTCTCGGCAGCTACAAATGCGGAGGTTGCGCGAGGCAAAGCAGCAGGACTATACATCGAGCAGAAAATAATCAGAACAGGTAAACTAGAAGATATGTCTATTGAAGACTTGGAAGCTAAGATGAAAAAGATATACCAAGAGAATGAGGTATTGATAAAAGGAGACTACACACTCGTCGATGAGAAAAGCTAAATCATATCAAGAGCACACTCCTGGTCCAAAGAAACGGACATCAATAGGGAATAGCATACGCTCACGTCCCAAAAATAAACATAAACGTAGAAGCCACAAAAAATACAGGGGGCAAGGAAAGAAAAGATGAAAAAAATAGACTTATCTAACCCAACAGAGAAACAATTAAAAACAGGTTATCTTAATTATAATACTAAAATGGTCGTGCAGATATTGCAGAATTTTTGTAAGAGCCATGAAGGTGCAAACGCTGGTGTTATGTTGGTGTTGCCTGATGGTAGAAACCCCATGCAAAAAGAATTTAACATTAAAGAAATTAAGCTGCTTGAAAACAAATTAATTAATGCTGCAGAAAAGTATCGTTGCGTTATTCTAGTCGAATAATTTAGCATGAAAAATGAGTCTAGACTCTGGCAAAAAGTTAAGAAACATACACCTAATATTACATGGACAAGAGTAGAGTCTTGGGCGAGTTTTGGCTTTCCTGATCTTGTTGGTTATACTGAAAAGCGTGGTTTTTTTACTGTAGAATTAAAGCTAACAAAAGCTAAAAAATTATCCTTCTCACCACACCAAATTGCTTTCCATATCAAGCATCCTACAAACACGTATATCTTAGCCACGACACACGATCAACGGTGCCCGATACTTTATCCAGGGGCCGCGATCCAGGAACTTGCTGCTTGTGGCTTGTCGCTTGAAGCTTGGCGCTTGCCGCTTGAAGCTTGGTCCGGGCTTGAGGCTTGCTTGCTGCTTGAAGCTTGAGGCTTGCTGCTTGTGGCTGGGTCGGGGCTCCCCGCTAAAAAGCGGTACCGATTAGCCCCGTCAGATGGGCCCCGAAGGGCCCGGTTGGTTATTCGTCGTCGTCGTCGAAGTTGATTGGCGTCTCCAGCTGGGACCTGAGGTCGTCGATGACCTCGCTCTGCCCGTGTATGATGCCTCTCCTGAGCTCTTTGTCTGCCTGCAGCTTCTCCAGCTCGTGCTTGTACTCCCGGATAGACTCGCGGTGCCCTTCCACCAGGATTTCCAGGTCGTTGATCTTTTCGTCGCGCTTCGCTACCATGAGCAGCAACTTCTCGCTGTGCCCCTGCAGCTGGGTGCGCTTCGCATCGGTTTCTTCGTACATAGCCTTCCAGTACTTTGCCCGTGTTTCGGGGTCTATTAGCTTCGAAGGCTCCAGTGTTGCTGGAGTTGCTTCCGCGACGCACGCTTCTGCTGCCTCCATTAAGTCGTCTATTTGATCTGTCATAAGTATCCTTTCTGTTATTTAATATCACTTTATCCCATATATCAGGTTCAAAGTCAACCTTTCTTGTGACCTGGATCCTGTGGATAACTTTCTTGACTATGCGACTTAGAATCATTCTAAACTGCTTGTCGCTTGTCGCTTGTGGCTCGCTGCTTGAAGCTTGAAGCTTGCCGCTTTTTTCTGTAGTTCGCGCGCATCTGTTCACGCCTGAGGTCCGCCTGGACTCTGTTCTTGTATAAGGGTTCGATCCTTTCCCTTCTCAAGGGAAAGGTCCGCCCGATTAGCGGGTTAGTGTTTGCCATATGCTATGTTTGGTATCGACTGGTCCCAGCAGGCGCGGCACGTCTTGCACTCGTTGTTCTGATCAGGGGCCGGGCACGTGCGGCCACTGGATACAACGGTACTTGTCAGGGCCCAGCTCTTAGGCGCGCTGCCGTCTACCATTGTTGCGCTCAATCTAATCGTCAGATTGCCCGGCACCTCAACCGGGTCAATCTTAGAAAGGATCCCGGATTCCCGCGTGGGTATCCAGTGCGCGACGTCAGGGGTTAGCCTGCATACGTCGAATATTTTTCGTAAGTGTTCTATTGTTTGGATGTCGCCAGAGTCATGCCACCTGAACCAGCGCGACTTGCGCGCGTTTATATCAGCTGCCATAGTCTCCACCCATCGCGGGTCCTGGATACTGGCCAGCCGGCGGTGCATTGCTTCTTTAACATTTGGAAATCTATAACGGCCTTTCAGGGCATAGCAGCCATGACACACAGAGCCGGGGACCTTGGCAAGCTTTGCGCCTACCTTGCATTCTGTCGCCGGTAAGTTGTAAGCATAGCCAGGCATCTTGGAGGGCTTGCTTAGCCCCCCAGTGATTATCTTTCTATTCTGCGCGTTCATACTTCACCATTCCCCCGTTGACTCTTACATAAACACAGTGCGGGCCTGAGTCTTCACGCTCGCGCAGTAGTTTTTTAAATGCACGTCTCACGTGCTCGTCGCACATATCAGACACAGGTATGCGCCCGCGGCTGGTGCTGTTGTAGTATACTTCGTCCATATATTATCCTTTCTTGTTAGCGCCGGGCCCGAGTTTCAGACATAAGGGCCCAGCTGTACATTAATGTATATCACGTTATCCCATACTATTTAAATAATGTCAATGTTTTTTCTTTGCTTGTTGCTTGCCGCTTGACGCTTGCAGCTTCGCGCTGCTTGCGCCTTTGCACCCAGTAATCGTTAACAGTGCCGACGATCCGCGGAGCACGTGCCGCGAGCTCTTCAGCTCGCAGCAACTTGCTTTTGTACCTGGACCGGTTCAATTGGTTGTCTCCCATTGCAGGTCGGGATCATCCTCGACCACCATGGCAACGTCGCCAACAACATGGCACCAGTCGCGCCAGTCGGGCGTCAGCTGGTCCTCAATTGCTTTTAATTTATTGTAACGAAGCTGAGATGCGCGCCAGTTATGCTGTTTACCAGTTAGGCGGCCCTCTTCATCACAGTATAGATCGCAATCAAAGATTATATTATCTTTGACATCGTTCCATTTACCTTCAACGATTTGTATCATGTCTGCATTGATCAGAGGATAGATCTCTTTGAATGACGGACCGTCTTCCCCTTCCATTGTCTTTAATGACACTGGACCATCACCAGCAGGTATAATTGCTACTTTCCATTTTTTCATAAGTTATCCTTTCTTTGTTATTAATATCATTTTATCCCATATTCATGACACATTGTCAAATAAAAAATGCGCTTGTTGCTTGCGGCTTGCGGCCGCGATCCGGCGACAAGATAGTTGGCTCGCGCGCAAAAAGACTACCTTCTATCTTGTCACCGCACAGCGGTTTATACTCGGTCTTACAGATATAGCTACCATGCCGAGTATTAGAAGTATTAATTTACTAACGCAAATCCTTGCGTTGGCACAACAACTTCAACTTCTTTTGGTTGCTGTTCTCTTGCAGTCTGTCTAACTGCAAGTGAATGTTTTAGTCTTTCTTTTGTATCATCAGACACAATAGATAGCTCTCTTGATATATCACTTGTCTCAAAAGAAACACACTCTTGAACATCTGGCCAATACTCTTTGACATCAGATAAGAACTTAGCTTGGTCAATAATACTATTCATATCTTTGACTAGCTCGTATTTCATTTGCCACAACTCTCTATGTGCATTTGTCAAACTGCTTTGAGCTTTTGCATACATCTTGAGTTGTTCCCAATGTGTTTCGCCACACATCATGGTACGAGAATGACAACCACCAGTATTGGGTACTAAACGACTGAAAGCAGATATGTCATCACTATAACCACTTCTATCGTATCTATGATAGCC